AAATGTTATTCAGATAATGCTGCTGCTTTATCTCTTACTTCAGTTTCTTCAGCGGGTATTACTATTACAAATGCCACAAATGGAGAATTTAAAATTAACACACAAATTATAGACATTCCTGTTTACAATTATGTATACGATATACAAATTACTTTAGCGAGTGGAGTAGTTAAAACGTATGTACAAGGTGGGTTTAATATTACTAACGAAGTAACAAGATAAAAAAATGGGTGATGATATTACTATTAGAAGCTGAACCATCACTAATAACAAAAATTCTATTGCTTGTTTCCCAATTTTTATTATTAACTTCAGCGTATAAAGTACCTTCTGTTTGACCAATTAAACTACTAATTCCTGTTTTAGAAATTAAATCAACATTTCTTGTTACAGTTGCAGTAGTTGTTGGAATGTAAGATGTAGCGTTTGAACCTGCTTCTAATTGAGCACCCCAAATGTAAACCCCTGAAGTTCCATTTCCGGCATATGTTGTATTATTGCCTGAAGCTAAATAAACAACTGAACGAATTGTAGTTGCAGTTAATGTAACTGTAATCGAAACACGATACCATCCATTCCCATAATTTACAACACTTGAACTATTTACTACACCTGTACCATTTGTTCCTTGATTGCTTAATGTACCATTAACTGAATTAAATAAAATATAACCTGAATTGGCAAATGAGCTATCAAAAATTCCAATTCTTGCATTTCTTCCGCTTCCATCACTTTTTAAAAACAAACTAAAAGTATATGGAATACTTGATGTAGATGAAACTGAATTAAATATAGCTTTTTGATTTGTTAAACTATCTTCAATTAATTTATCAGCATCTTGAGTACCATCAGGTGAATTTATTAAGTTAGCGGAAACCGAAATATTACTTTTAGTCCAACTTGCATTATCAAATTCTTCACTTCTTAAAGCTAAATTAGTTCTTTGTGGTTCAATTAAAACACTTGGACAAGTTGAACCTGTGTAGTCTAATCTTGGTACGTTAGTAGCTACACTTTCAATTACTCCACTTGAATTAACTCTTGTAGCAGTTGTTGCTCTTACAACAGTCATATCACCACTTCCATCAGTAGGTTTTACTGAATATAATTTTGATGCTTTTGTTCCGTTTGGAGTTACTACCAAACTTGCACTTTCAAATAAACTCATATTAAATATTTTCTATTAAATTAATCAAACATTGTTTTGCTTCAAATGTTCCGCCATCTGCAGCTATTCTTGCCATAAAGTCTATAATAACTTCAATTTCATCACCTATCAATTCTGTTTCACCACTATAACTTACTGAATAAACAGAACCCCAACCAATAGTATTATTTGCAGCACCTTGTCCCCAACCAATTACGTTATTATTTGCTCCTTGACCCCAATCTATACTATTTGCCATCTTTACTTGTTTTATTCATTTTACTTAAAAATAATTCTAACTTCTTTACGTTAGTTTCTTTCGGTTTGTAAGTTTCTTTTATCATAACTATATTACCCATCCTGTAAAATTAGCTTCTGAATCAGGGAACATATCACCATTTGAATTAGCGTTATATTCAGGAAACGTTGCTGTGTTATAACAAATGTAATCCAAGAATCTATTTGTGTAGTGTTGTGCAATATCTCTTTCTTTTTCAATCAAGAAATCTACTTCATTCTTTTCTACGTTTGTACTATTCTCACTATTATGTTTAAACACCCCTTTATTAGCTATTGTATAAGCCGCAAATGGCAAGTATTCCACCATTGCAAAGTGTATTACCATTGGTTTAATATAGTCCTTTAAAAGAGCTAAATAAGGATTAGCCAAAGTACCTGCTACAATATCATCGTTTATTTTATCAAATAACTTTGTACCTAAATAGTTTTGAATGTGTATATCTTGAGCAATCTTTACAAATTGAATGAATTTGTCTGTATCGACATTTCCATTCATTGCAGTAAATTTTACTATATCTTCTCTTGTGACAAATAATGCTTGTGCCATATCTTTTTTATAATTTATTAACTTGGGTATTCACCTCTACCTGCTCTATTAATTGGTGCAGTTTGTGCTGTAGCTAAACCACTTGGATTAGGATTGTAACCTGAAATAGAACTAACTTCTTCGCTTGATGCTAAAGATTTATCTTTGTAAGGTTGACCATCTGTTTTAGTTTTTAATCTGTAAAGATTTTCATTCCAAAAATGATGGCAATAAACGCCACCAGCGTATAACCATAAAGAATAATTTTGTCTATTGTGTCCAAATTCATTATTAACACCTGCAAAACTTGCTTGGTCTATATCTTCTTTTCTATAAACAACACCTCTTTCAGTTCTACCCATCATTTGTTTACAAAAATCACGAGATTTACTTCTATCAGTTCCGCCAATTTCAGAATATTCATATCTTACTTTGTAAATATCTTTATCTAAATAGCTTTTAGCAGAAGAATTAGATTTAACAACACCAGCTAATTTTTGAAATAAATTTTCTTTTTTGTTTATTTTAGAATTAGCCCATTCTTCAATACTTTCATTTGAATCTGAATATTGTCTTTTATCTACCAATTCCCATTCTTCATCTACACTTTCACCTTCTAAATAATCTAACATTCTATTACCTTCTTCATCTGTAAAATCTTTGTCGCTTGAACAACAAATTTTTTCAGAACTCATCTTTACACCAGTTTCTTCTTCAGCAGTTTCAGCATTCATTCCCGAAGTGTCTACAAACTCTAATGGCTGAATAGTTTTGAAGTATAATTTTAAGCTAATATCATTTACTGCTAAAATTTCATCAATTGCATTAATTAATTCAAGTTGGTAAGGTTTAATTACAATGTTATCAAATAACAAAGTAGCAGTTTTAATTTCATCTGCATTGTTACCTAATCCACCACCTGTATCTCTAATACCTAAAAGCATTGGACTTGTTACTCTATGCCCTACAATTAATTTTTCAAAACATTCTTTAGATAAATAATCGTAATGTGCTGGTGCATCATTTAAAGGAATATCTTCTACAGTAGTTTTAGATTCTGCATTAGCGTTAAAAGCTACAATTACTTTTTCACCTCTTGAACCAGTTAATTTATTTAATACGTCACGTTTGATTTTGTCACGCATTTCTTCAGAAGGAATACCATTATTGAAGTTAATTACTTTAGTTCCTGAAAATCCGTTTTGAACATCATTGATTAAGTAATCACTAATTTCTTCTTCTAATTTAGCATAAGGTAAAGCACCTGAATAATCAATAGGTGTGTAATAATGAAATCCACTAACATAAGGATGTACCACATACATTTCAACTTCATTACCATTTCCGAATCCAAATGCAGGAATTCTTTTAGCTTGTTCAGAAGGCTTCTTTTTAGTCCAGTCAGGGTAATAGTACCAAGCTTCAATTTCTCCTTTGTCATTACACTTTTCTGCTCTTAATGTATTCATTGGGAAGTGGTCAATAGATTTAACTTGACCTTTTTCCATTACAACTTGCATAGCACCCATTCCAAGCATTTTACGCTCCATAGCTACCTTCTTCAACATATCACCTTTAACGATACTACGCATTTGTGCATATTCATTAGGTTTACGATTAGAATCTAATGCATCTAATCCTTTACCATAAATCATATTAGTAACACCAGTGATAATAGCGTTATTTGTAGCTGAATACAGATACCTATCGATTAAGTATTGAAAGTAGTTATTATCTACTCCATACTCAATGTAGTCTGACTTCTTGTTTTCTTGAATTACAGGGCTTGTATAAGCACTTAAATTTACAATTGATATATTACTCATAAATTATAAAATCGTTATTTGTAGCGTTTGCTACATATTCATCTTTGTTGACTGTATAGTTAACTATATTTTGATTAGTGCAAAACACTTTATCTTTGTAAACTACTTCAGCACCATTTTTGATAGTTAAATTATAAAATGTATTCTGCAATAAATCAAAAACAGTAGTAGTTGTCAAATAATATTTATCTAAAGCAAATGATGCAGAAATAGTCTGTATTTCATTAGTAGTTTCGTTTCTTAATACAATAGTATCTGCTCCATAACTACGAGGTATGAATTTTAAAACTTGTGCAGCTTCTTGTTCTTTTAAGATTATCATTCTTTTTTTTATTTAATAATAAATCTATTGAATTATTGTTATTTAAAACAAAAAAAGGGTAGCCGAAGCCACCCCTTTTCCAATCAAAAAAACAAACAATTATGAACCTGAAACTACTGTGAAACCTGCAGAGGTTAAAGTAGTAGTCAAGAAGTTTGCAGGAACTGCTTCTTGTCCTGATAATGTCAAAGTATATCCTGACAAATCACCCATAGCAGCACCTGTTACAATTGTACCACCTGATACATCCATTCCGTGTTCTAAACCACAAAGGAATAAGTTTCCGTTGTTATCTTCAACTACTACTTGTGGACGACCATAAGCTAATAATTTAATTTGTTTGTGGTCTACAATAGACAATTTCTTTAAAGTTAAGTTCAAAGTTTGTTCAAAGAATGTAGTTCCATTTTCTCTTGAAGAAGTAATTGCTTGTTCGAATGAACTATTACCTTTCAAGTCATATTTGTATGCACTTGGAGTACCTGCAACCGCACTAATAGCATCTGTATTAGTTACGTCATAAGTTACACCTGTCATATCACCCCAGTTTACAAAGTAAACCGCTTTTAATCCACCATTGCTATCTTTGCAAGGTTCAATTCTACCTAATGAAATTTCACAAGCCATCTATATATATTTTTAAAAGTTAATAAAAAAAAAGGGAAGGCATTTTACCTCCCCTTTTTAATTTAAAAAGCTAATTTTTAGTTAGCAGAGTTTGTGATTCCGTAAGTTACGATATCTTCTACAATTCCGTATTGAACAGCAGCTGTAAAACGTAAAACAACTCTAACGTTCATACTTCCGTCAGTTTCACTCATATCAATAACTCGCGCTTCATTTTGGTCAGATAACAAACCTGTACCGAAGAATAAGTTAGATTTTTGAGCAGCAATAGCAGTATTGTTAGCTAATCCGTTTGCAACAAAGATTTTAACACCATCAAAAGATAATGAACCATTGTTAAACCATTGTGTTCCTTGAGCGTTTGTACCATTAGCACCTAATCCTGAAGCACCAAATCCACCTAAAGCACGAACGTAAGCACGAGCGATGTTTTGAGAAACGTATAAGTACAAATCTTCTTTTCCGTAAAGAGCAGCAGGGATTGCATCAACGATTTTTCCTAATTCAGCAACAACGTTAGAAGCAGTAACTGTAGTACCTGCAACTTCATTAGCAGTTGGCAAAGCAGCATCAGCAGCTAATAAAGCAGCAAATCCATTAAATTCACCTGCATTAGCAGTAGCACCTCTCCAAATGTTTTGTTCAGTTTTTTCAGCAACTTTAGCAGCAACGTGAGAAATCAAATAATCAGCAAAGCTTGGTGGCAATGAATCAAAAGCAGAATATCCCATAGATACAGCTTCCCAAGTTGCGTGGAAATCTTTTTTACACAATTGTAAATTCACTTGGAATTCTTCAGGTGTAATGATTCTTTCGCTTAATGTTACAGTAGATGTAGCAGAAAAATCACAAGTAGCATCTTTAACGATACCATCAGTAGCGATTTTTTGAATTACAGATTTGTATTTAACATTAGGCATTACCTCAATTCCACCATTTTCGATAGTAGAAGCAGATAATAAAGCAGCAGAGATATATTTAGAAGCAAATTCTCCTGCATAAGTGGTAGTAATACTTGTAGTAGTAGCCATTTTTATTTATTTAGTTTATTATTATTAATTAAAAAGTTTTGCCATTACTCTATCTTGAGTAGTTAATTGGCGATTAGATGCAAATTTTTGAACTTGTGGAGCTTTTACTTCAGGTGAATGTGTTAATGGTTCAACACTTAATTCAACTTCTTTAGATTTTAAATCCTCATCAGTTTTGTCTTCTTCATCTGCAGAAAGTTTTACACCTTTTAATTCAGCAATTTCATTTCTTAATTTTTCAATTTCAGAAAAGAACATTTCTTTAGTGATTGATTCAACAATCTTTTTAGGTGTAGCTTCAGCATTAGCTTCTACTTCAACCTCAATTTCAGGAGATTCAACTTCAGCTTCAGGTGCTACTTCTTCAGGCATTTCTACAGATGCAATAATCCCTTCAACTTCTACCTTTAGAACCATTCCGTCCTCTAAAAGATATTCACCTACAGGTACTGCAATTCTGTCTTCACCATTAACTATGAAAACAGGCATATCCATTTCAAAAGCATCAGCTTCTAAAACAGTACCGTTCTCAAGTTTCATTTGGGCAAGTTTTACTTCCATACCCAAAAGAGTTTTGATTTCATTGATTACACTCATTTTTAAAATATTTAATTTGTTTATAAATAATATTATTTTTATTTGTTATAAATTACAATAAATTAGCCATTACTTCTAACAATAGTTTTGGTACCATCTACTACTGTTACTGTAGCACCACCTTGTGAAACTGTACTTCCAATACCTTGTTCTTGTAATTCACCATTACAACATTTTGAATCATATTTTCCGTCTTTACAAAGACAACCTCTTTTTCCGCCTTTCGGACTTGTTGATTTACCCATAATTTTTAATAGTTTATTTAGCATTAATATTTGTGATTCTGTGTTCTTTGTATAAAATAAATTACATCGTAAATAGTACCTGTATGTGAAGCTTTTATTTTAACTTCTAACCCGTTTGTAACTACATCCTCATCAGCATAGTATTGAAATGTTTTAGCGAATACGTGTTCTACATCATTCCCTTTTGGAAAAGTAATAGTATCACGAATCCTATCATATGGTGTTCCATTTCCACCTTCTAAAAACAAATCTATGTAACCATTAGCATTAGCTATTTTTGCTTTAAAAGCAATAGTTACTACATAAACATCAGCATCAAATTCAGCATATAATTTATTATTGTGATAGTAATCTATATCTGAATGAATATGCGTGTCTATAACATTGCCTTTATTATTAGGCACTACGAATTCAGTAGTAGTAAATGAATAAGGACTTGCACTTGTGTATTGTGTTCCATCGTATCTTGCCCAACCTAAACCCATTTTATCAGATTGTGGTGGGTAAACTCTTACTTGTTCGTTATTGAATCCCATAAATAAAGATTCATTAGTTACAAGCATAGCACCTTGTTCAATATTTACATTTTCAACTTCAGTTTGTGAAGCTTCTTCTACGTGAACTCTAAATGCTGTGTTTTTCATTATAGATTGTGATTTACAATAATTTGTTTAATCTTTTCAATTAATTCTTGCTCTTTGATTGCAGATAATTTTTGTTCATCACTAAAGTTTCCTTCAATACTTAAACCTAAATAAGTCCCTGCTTTTACCTCTTTCCAAACTTCTTCATTTTGAATAGACATTACAACCGCCCAAGCACCTTCAACTGCATTTAAATTATATATAGCTGTTTTATCTCTTGCAGGGTCTTCAACAATCCAAGATTCAACAACAGATACACCATTAACTTCTGTTTCGTGTTCTAAAGTAGCATTATTTACTTTTAGTCTTTTAAGATATAATTGTGCAGCTTTTTTAACTGTATCTTTTGAGAAAACAATATTGTACTCATAATCTCCATTTCTTCTGTAAATTTCTTTATCAGGAACTAAAGCTAATCCAATAATAATTTTCTTTTCTTCATCAATAGATTTAAACTCTATCTTGTGCTGATTTAAAGCTACCCAATTTTCTTCTATTGCAGGAAATTTAACTAAAGAGATAGCATCAATACCATCTTTTACTTCACTTTCGTCAATAAACAATTCTATTGTTTCTAATTTTGCCATTTTATTTTTATTTATAAATTAAATTAATTGGTTTTTGTTAATTACCTAATGTAGCAGTCTTAACAATATTTCTATCTAAACTTTGTTGTGAACTAACATCATTTGCTACAACGTATGCTTTAACAGGTGCTTGATTGCCTAAACTTTGTGCTATTTGGTTTTGCCCTGAAGTACCTACTACGTTGAAAGAAGGAGCAGTAGGTACTGAACCACCACTTAAAGAAATAGGAGAAGGAGCAGCACCACCGCCACCACCATAAGGAACTTTTACAGAAGTAATTGCTTTAACTGCTTTAAAACCCGTAGCCAAAATAGTGGCAACATTTGCTACTTTAGCAACAACATCAAATGGTGAAGGCAATGTAGACTTTTGTTTCAATGCTTCAGAAACCCCTACATAAGTATTAATTGTTGCACTTGCTATACCTAAAGCTTTACCTGCAGCAGTTTCTTTACCTGCTAATTCAGATAATTGGCTTAATGTATTAGATGCTGCTTGTGCATATGCAATTCTTTCTTCATAGTTTAGTTTAGCTATTAATGTCCTTGCGTCTTCTTGTGCTTTTGCATCATCTGTTATTTTCTTTTGTGCAGCAGCATTTCTTTCAATATCACTTAAAAATCTACTTTGTTTATCTTCTTCTTGTTTAAGTAATAAAGCGTCTTTAGCACCTTGAACTTCATCCTCAATTGCTTGTTCTTTGGCTATGTAATCTTTTCTTTCTTGTAGTCTTTTTTCTTCAGCTGCTTTTTCTGCTTCCCTACGTTTTTCAGCTTCTTGTGCTGCTTTTTCTGCTGCTGCTTTTTTACGTTCATTTTCTTTTTCTAATGCTTCAGCTCTTTTTTCTGCGTTTTCCTTTTCAGTAGCTGTCATTTCTTTAGACCCTTTCTCGAATCTATTTTTAGCATCGTTAAAGTTTTTACTAAAACCTGTAACAGAACCTTTAGCATCTTCCCAAGCACCACTAAAATCACCACCAATTAATTTTTTAACTGCAGAACCTAATTTACCTAATGATTCAAATACAGCAGTAACACTTGAATAAACTACTTTAAAGGCATCACTAACATATGGCAAAGCTTTGGTAGCTAAATCAAGTAACGTGTCAAATAAAGGTTCTACAACTGCAAATACACCCGCAAATATTTTCTGCAAATTATTTAATAAAGGTTGTAGTTTCTTTTGTGCCTTTTCGTTATCATTAAATGCAGCAGCTAAACCTGCAACCAATGAAACAATTAAGCCTATACCCGTAGCTTTTAAAGCACCACCAAAAGATTGTGTAGCTACTTTTGCTCTATTTAAAGAAGAACCTAATGCACCTAAAGGACCACCCGCTTGTTCTAAACTATCAATCCAATCAGATGATGCTTTTTTAGATGATTTAATTTTATCTTCTAAGTCATCAATTTGATTATATATCTTTTTAAATTCATCTGAACCTGCTGCTGTATCTTTTAATTGCCTTTTTAAAGCTTTTAATTCAGCAATCGAACCTTGTACATTTGAGTTTACCTGTAAATCTACTTCTACTACTTTTGACATTTAATAAGTCTTTTAATTTGATTAAATCCTCTACTCCAACTATTAGGCAATTCGTATTTACCTTTAGCTATTTCTATCGTTTCACTTTGTCCGTAATGGTTATCTAACATTAGCAGATTTAAAATTTCTTTTATCATAATTATCTTTTAAATACTACATAGTCAAAAGAAAGGTTTTGTGTTGTTCTGCTTGTTTCTTGAACAACTAAAGTAAATCCACTTGTAGTCTTATTTCTTACCATCCAAAAACAATTACTATCAGAACTTAAAGTTCCATTAGAAATCAAACTACCTGTAACTACATAGTTAGTATCTGCTAATGCTGAAGCAAAAGTTACTGCGATTGTTGAAGGGTCACCTACATCACCTACAGTCACGTTTCCTTTAGCTAAAATCTTTGATGCTGAAAAGTCATCTATAAAATTAAGTAATGCTGTTTCAACTTCCCTATGTTTTACTGCCGTAATGGTAGATGCTGATGCTAAATTTGAATCTATTAATGCTTGTACTTCTGCTTTTGTCATTTTTTTTTATTTTTAAAAGCAGACTTAAATTCTGAAGGTAGTGAGTATAGTGTTCAATTGCCTTTTGAGAATTTATTATTTAGCAAATTTTCAGGACAAAATCTTCAAGTAGGTTATGTGTTAAAAACAGATTTGAAGCCTTACATACCAAAACCAATTATTTTATACGATTATGGTAGTTTGCAGTCTTGTGATTTCTATTTGAAAGGAACAGGTAGTGCAGAAAATATAACTACTTACAATGCGTTTGGTCAAGATACATTTGTTGATAGTATAAATCATTCATTAAATTTTGGATTAGATGTTAGTAGTTTATTATTAACACCTATACCGAATAGTTTGTATGGTGATTATTATCAAACTTATTTAGAAAACATCTATAATGTAAAGGCAAGAAAATACAACGTTAATGCAATATTACCTATTAGCTTATTAACTTCTATAAAATTAAATAACAGATTAATAATACGAGATAAAAGATATATTATTAATAACATAAAAATAGATTTAACAAGTGGCGAAGTTGATTTTGAATTGATAAATGATTTTAGAAGTTTAGAGATTCCAACAGAGCCAATAGCAGATTATTCATCCGATTATTCAACAGATTATTACATTTAAAAATAAAAAAAAATGACAAAAGCAGAAGTACAAGCATTAATAGATTCAAATTTAGCATCAGCATCTACCATTACGGCAGTAAAACATAGGGAAGTTGAAACTGCATTACTTAATTTTATAGATGACTTTTCAGCATCAAAGATTTTAGCTAAAGGAAACGTGACTGTAGGTGATGTAGGTGACCCTTCAACAATCGCAGTAACTTTTGCTTCAGCATTGGCAGATACTAACTATGTAGTTACAGGTAGTTTGGTTTCTAACGGAACTTTGAGCGCAGATAAAAATTGTTTTTGGATGGTAAGAAATAAAACCACAAGTGGATTTACTTTAGTTGTTCAAGAAACAGAAAGAACAACACAAAACCTTTCTTTTGACTATGTAGTATTTAAAAGATAATTATGATAAAAGAAATTTTAAACCTGCTAATGATAAATAACCATTACGGGCAAAGTGAAACTATAGAAATAGCTAAAGGCAAATACGAACTTCCAAATAGTTGGAGTAAGGGTTTAAACCAAATTAAAAGAGAAATAAAATGGCTGAAGTAAAAACAGTAGAATTAAAAATAACCACTAACATTCCTGATGCTTCTAAAAAAATAGATGGTTTAAAAACAAGCATTGACGGGGCTAAAGAAAGCACAAAAGGTTTAAAGAAAGAAACTGAAAGTGTAAATGAAGGTGGTTTTAATAAATTAGGCGAATCTTTATCTAATCTATCGCCAGCTTTCCAATCAGGTATTCAAGGAGCTAAAACATTAGGGGTTCAATTATTAGCTTTAGCAGCCAATCCTATTGGTGCAACTATTTTGGCCGTAGTTGGTGCTGTTACATTATTATACAAAGCTTTTGCTTCTACTAATGATGGTGCTGATAAACTTGAGCAATTAATGGAAGGCTTGGGGGCAGTATTAAACGTCTTAAGAGACAGGGTTTTATCTGTAGGAAGTGCTATTGCCAAATTCTTTTCTGGGGACTTTAAAGGTGCTTTATCTGAAGCTAAAAAGTCAGTTAGTGGTTTTGGTAGCGAAATTGAAAGAGAATTTAAACAGGCTGCAACCGCTAAAAGGTATTTGCAAGAAGTAGAAGATTCATTACGTTCGTTAAGTGTTTCACGTGCAAGATTAAATAGGGATTTAGCAAGATCTAAGGAAATAATTACTGATGAGAATGCAAGTTATGCCGAAAAGAAAAAAGCTATTGAAGCAGTAAGGATAGCTGAAGAAAGACAAACTCAAGCAGAATTAAAAAATGCTGAAAAGAAACTTAAGGCTATTAAATTAGCAAATAGTTTATCAGATGTAAGTGATGAAAATTTAGACAAACAAGCACAAGCAGAAGCAGAATTATTTGCCTTACAAGAAAAAAGTGCAAGTGATAGGCGTGCTATCCGTAAAACAGAAATTAGAGCAGACAAAGAAGAAGCTACAAGGTTAAAAGCCATAGCTGATGAACGTGCTGCTAAATTAAAACAAGATGCAGATGCAAGAAAAGCAGCTAATGAAAAACTACTACAAGAAAGAAAAGAATATATAAGCAAAGAAAAAGTTGTAGAGGATGAAGTGCAACTTGCGAAAGACGCTTTAATTCTAAAACAAAAAAGTCAGTATTTTGAAGAAATTGAAGCTAACAATGCTAAAAATAAAAAAATTGTTGATGACAATAAATTAAGGCTTGAAGCTGAAAGGTTAGTAGAAGAAGAAAGAGCAAATGCTGCTATTGAGTTTGAAAAGAAAAAAAATGAAGCTATAGCAAATTCAAAAGCTAATTTAACTAACATAGTAGCTAATTTAGAGGCTTCAGGTTTGGCTAAAACAAAAGCAGGGCAAGTTATATCTAAAGCTATTGCATTAACTCAAATCGGTATTGATTCTGCAGTAGCCATTTCTAAAGCATCTACGTTAGCAAATGCCGAAGGGGTTGCAGCACAATTAGCCTTTCCATTAGTTCCTGGAATTGGTACTATTGCAAGGGTTGTATCTTACGCTTCTACTGCTGCTTCTGTTATTGGTAACATAGCAAGAGCAAGGCAATTATTATCAAGTGGTGGTAACGCTGCTTCAAGCATTGGCGTTGGTAATAATGGTGGTGGTTCTGCTCCTGCTGCTCCGGCTGCCCCTACAGCACCTACTTTTAACGTAGTTGGGACAAGTGGGCAAAACCAAATAGCACAAACATTAGGAAACCAAACACCTGTTAAGGCCTATGTAGTTGCGAATGATGTTAGTTCACAACAAAGCTTAGATAGAAATATTGTTAAGACTGCCACCTTAGGTAATTAACAAAAACCAATTAATTTAATTTATAAATAAAAATAAAATGCGAATAGTAGAATTAATAATAGACGAAAAAGAAGATTTAGCAGGTGTTGATGCTATTTCAGTTGTAGAATTCCCTGCAATAGAAGAAAACTTTATAGCACTTAACCAACAATTACAATTAGCCAAAGTAGATGATGAAAAACGTATTTTAATGGGTGCAGCTTTGATTCCAAACAAAAACATCTACAGACGCAATGGTGATGATGAGTATTACATTTTCTTTTCAGATGCTACGGTAAGAAAAGCAAGTGAATTATTCTTAATGAATAGCAATCAGAACAATGCTACATTAGAACACGAAAGTAAACTACAAGATTTATCTGTAGTTGAATCTTGGATTGTAGAAGATA